ATGCACCGGCCCAAAAGGACGGACAAGGCGCGCCGCGTGGAGATCGACAGAGTCGAGGAAATGGCCGTGGTTAAGCACAAGCTGGTGCTTGCGGGGCTTTCCCTTCTCGAAATCGACCGCCGCTTCGGACTATCGCGCGGAACCGCCGGAACGACGCTCCGGGAGCCCAACGCTGCGGGCGAAAGGGCGATCGCCGATGCCCTCGGTACAAAGGCACACATCTTGTGGCCGAGCCGTTATCGGCCCTCCGGTCAGCGGCGATCGCCTCAGCCGCGCGAGAACTATCGGCGACCTCCCACGATGCGGCAACGCCAAAAAGCGGTCGGAGCTTAGACATGAAGAACCCCTTCATTCCCTCACAATCCAAGATCTGCAGAGCGGCCGACACAGCACTTTTGTTTAGCGTAGTGCTGATCGCACTGGCCGCGGCCGTCTCTTCCTTCGTCAAGTATCTCGCTGGTGTCGCGCTATGACTTTCGGCGGCGTCAATCCCTACAGCGAAAGCGAAAGGCTCGGCCTTATGCTCTCCTGCTGCTACGACGCAGTGCGGACGGGCTTTCGGCACCTTGCCCTGCGCCACATTATCTCGCCGCCGCGCAACTGGTTTGACGCCGCCTTGGCGCGCCAGATCGCCATCCACATCCTGAATGTGGAATTCGAGGTGCCGCGCCGCCGCATCGTCGCGATGCAGGCTCGACAGCGCACGTCCATCTCCTTCGCCATTCAGGCGGTCGACCGGCGTCTAGAGGACCCCGTTTTTGCCCGCGCGTACCGGCGCATGGCCGACCACGCAAAGAAGCTTTTCATGACCACCTTGCAGAAGGCTGCCGCATAATGGCCGAGCTCAGAACCATCCTCATTGACCAGATCTATGTTCCCGAACGGCTGCGGGCCGTCGAGGAAGAGCACGCCCTCGCGATCGCCCAAAACATCGTCGAGCACGGCTTGATCAACCCCATCACGGTTCGCGCAACTCCAGCCGCAAAACGCGGCAACTTCGCGCTTATCGCCGGCGCCCACCGCCTGCGCGCATTCGTTATCAATGACGAAGTTGAGATCGATGCGGTCATTGTCCAAGCGGACAAGGATGAGGCACAGCTTATTGAGGTGGCCGAAAACCTGTTCCGCAATGAATTGTCTGTGGTCGATCGGGCAGTGTTTGTGCAGAGCTACCGCGAGGCTTGGGAGAGGAAGCACGGCAAGATCGAGCCCGGTCGCCCCGGAAATAGTGCAAACCTTGCACTATTATTCGAAGAGGAGGCAGAGAGCGGTGCGTTTTCCAAGCATGTTGCCGAGCGCATGGGCTTGTCGCGCCGCTCCTATTTCCTACTGAACCGGATAGCTCAAAACTTGCACCCCGATGTGCGTTCCGCAGTGCGCGGAACGGCCGTGGCCGACAATCAATCCCTGCTCTTGAAACTCGCCAAACTGGAGCCAGCCGCCCAACGGAAGACAGCTGCCGCGTTCCGCAGCACCGGCGACATGGCGAAAGCCATTGCCGCCGTGTCGGACGCCCAGCCGAAGCCCGAAGTCTCAGACGCCGAGCGGCAGGCCGTCGTCCGCGTCGAGCTTGATCGGTCCTGGGAAAAGGCGGACACGTTCACGCGCGCTCTCTTCATGCTGGACAAGCTGATTGAGGCCGGACATTCCGAACTCGCGATGCAGGTCAAGGCCGCATTGGAGGCTCGCAAATGAAGCGCGATCCGGCACAGTTCGACCTTTTCCTTGAGCCGGTGTTTCCGGTTCGCGCGGCGGTCCAGCGGATCGACATCGACCGCTATCGCTCCAAGATGAAGCGCGCCATGGCGCGCGCCATCCGTGAATGCCCGTTTGATCGGCCGACGATCGCCGCCCGCATGGCGCAGTATCTCGGCATCCCCGGCATCTCCAAAACCACCATCGACGCCTACACGGCCGAGAGTAAGGACACCCACGACGTCAGTCTGATCCGGTTCGCTGCCTTTGTGCACGCCACCGGCGCGATGTGGTTGTGGGACGAGGCGATCAAGGATCAGGGCGCAACGCTGCTGATCGGCGACGAGGCCGTACTCGCCGAAACCGGGCGTCTCCAGCAGGAGCAGCAACGCATCAAGGCCGAGTTGCGGGCACTTCGTTCCCGCCGTGTCACCGTGAAGGAGCGGACCCGCTGATGATGCGTGCCAAGGAGTTCTTTACGCTGGCCGAACTTGCCGCTGCGGCGCTTCCAGAACTGCCTGCGACCGCTCGTGGCCTTGCCAAGCGGGCAGACGCCGAAGGTTGGAAGGCGAACCCCAAGGCTTGCCGGAAAGCGAGTGGCCGCGAAGGCGGCGGTGGTTTCGAGTACCACATATCGCTTCTGCCGAAGGCGGCGCAGTTGAAGCTCACGCTTCTGCACTCCGCGCCGGCCAATACGGATCGTGATTTTCAGGCCGAGCGCCGTCAGGAGATATGGGCGCGCTATGAGGCGCTGCCGCTGGAACACAAAGCGGTCGCGCAGGCCCGTTTACTTGTACTCAATGATGTGGCCCACCTTAAGGCCGCCGGCATTCGACAGCGCAATGCCATCGCTGCGGTCATCGCCAAGGCGGGAATTTCCGAAAGCACCTACTACTCGTATTGCGCGATGGTGGAGGGCCTCGACCGTCAGGACTGGCTTGCGGCGCTGGCCCCATCCTATGCGACAGACCGCGCCCGCGCCGAGTGCCACGAAGAGGCTTGGGACGTCCTCAAAAGCGATTTTCTGCGGCCTGAAAAGCCAAGCTTCTCGGCTTGCTACCGCCGTGTCGTCGCCGTCGCCGCCAAAAAGGGTTGGTCGCCGATCCCATCCGAGCGCGCCTTGCGCCGCCGGCTGGATGCCGAAGTGCCGGAAGCGGTGCAGAAGCTAGCCCGCGACGGTCGCGAAAGGACGAAGGCGCTCTATCCGGCACAGCGCCGCACCCGCTCGCACCTTCATGCAATGCAGGCGGTCAACATGGACGGTCACCGCGTCGACGTGTTCGTGCGCATGCCCGACAATACCATCACTCGCCTCTATCTGATCGCGCTGCAGGATCTCTATTCCGGCAAGTTCGTCGCATGGCGCCTGTCGGAAAGCGAAAACTGGATATCGGTGCGCCTCGTCATCGGCGACATGGTCGAACGCTTCGGTATTCCCGACATGATCACGCTCGACAACGGCCGCGCCTTCGCCAGCAAGTGGATTTCCGGCGGCGCCCGCACGCGCTTCCGCTTCAAAGTCCGCGAAGAGGATCCGCAAGGCTTGCTTGTCGCTCTCGGCATCCACCTACAATGGACAAAGCCATTCTCCGGCCAGTCGAAGCCGATCGAGCGCGCCTTCCGCGACCTCACAGACGACATTTCCCGCCATCCGGTTTGTGCTGGCGCCTATACTGGCAACAAGCCTGACGCGAAGCCGGAAAACTACGCGTCCAGGGCCGTCCCCTTCGACGTCTTCGTCGCTCATGTCGATCAGCAAATGGCAGAGCACAATGCTCGTGTTGGTCGAAAGGCCGGCAACTGCAAAGGCAGATCCTTCGACCAGACGTTTGAGGCGAGCATCGCCGAGCCGAGCACCATTGTCCGGTGGCCGAGCGCAGCGCAAGCGTCCCTCTGGCTGCTCGCCTCCGAGGCGTTCAAGGCCCGCAAGGGCAACGGCGAAATCCACTTGCACGGCAACCGCTTTTGGCACCCTGCCCTTACTGCCTATGCGGGCAAGAAGGTCATTATCCGCTTTGACCCGGACCATCTGAAAAAGCCGTTGAAGGTCTACGACCTCAACAATGCGCTCATCTGCGACGCGCAGTGCATCGAGGACACCGGCTACCACGACGCCGCGGCCGCCCGTCAGCACGAAAGCCAGCGCAACGCCTACCGGAAGGCGCTGGCGCAGCAGAAGGCAGCACACGCCAAGATGACCGCGCAGCAGCTCGCGGACCTTTATTCCGAAGGCGAGAAGAAGCCGGCGCCAAAGCCCGAACGCAAGCGCCCCGCCGTCACGCGCCTTCTGACCGGCAACCTCGCCGTCCAGCCGGCTGCGTCGATGAGCGACGAAGAGTTTGAAGACAGTTTCTCGAAGGCAATGCGCCAAGCCGGCGGTGCCTCGATCCTCGAATTTCCGAAAGGGAATGCGGCCGAAAAGTAGCGCGTACGGCCGCCTAAGCATGAGCCGAAATGTAGTGAGTACGGTTCCGGCAAAAAAATATGGGCGGGTTTCAGCCCCGCCCAAAAACAAGCCCGCTAGGGCTCCAAAGCAAGGAACCTTTTAGATGAATGTACATACCAGCACAAGTCAGGCCAGCGTTTGGGATCACCCCTCGCCCTCGGCCGAGTTTGTAGCAAAGCATGGCCAGGTGGACGTCGATGTCTGGCGCCGGCTGACCGCACGCGTGATCGAGGTTGCGACCGCGAACAGCTGGACCAAGGCAGAAGTCACGCGTCGTTCCGGCATGAAGGACGGCACGTTCAGCCAGTGGTTTTCCGGCACCTATGCCGGCCGGCTGGAGCCGTGGAATCGTGTTGTGAGCCAGTGGCTCGACGCGATTGAGGACAGCGCCACGATGGGCTCGACGATCCCGCATTCGCCTCCCTTCATCAAGACGAAGGTGGCGATGGAGATAGCCGAAACGCTCATGTGGGCGCAGATGACCAGCGACATGGTCATGATCACGGTCGGCGCCGGCATGGGCAAGACGGCGACATGCCGTCACTTCCAGGCGACGCGTCCCCACGTCTACCATGCCACCGTCACGCCCCACACGAAGACCGTTCACGGCATGCTCGTCGAGCTCGCCGCCGAACTGGACGTGAAAGAGCACAATCCGGCGAAGCTAACCCGCGCGATCGGCGCCAAGCTTGCCCGGATCGGCGGTGGGACATTGCTGATCGTCGATGAGGCGCAGAACCTCACCGACGACGCCATCAACCAGCTGCGCCATTTCTGCGACGTCTACCAGTGCGGTGTCGCCCTGGTCGGCAATGACGAAATCTACAGCCGGTTCGGCAAGGCCAATGGCGGGCCGTCCTATGCGCAGCTGAAAAGTCGCGTCGGAAAGCACCTCAAGCGTACAGCGGCGCACACCTCCGACCTGCACGCCTATATCGCAGCGTGGGAAATCGAGGATCCGGATTGCGTCAAGTTCCTGACGGGCATCGGCATGAAGGGCGGCGCGATGCGCCAGATCGAGAAGACCGTGAAGCTGGCCTTTATGGCCGCGAACGGAGCCGGCCAGAAGCTGACGCTCGACCACCTGCAGCACGCTTGGCGCCGCCGTGATGTGGAGGACCTGTCTTGATGACGATCCTCGACATCACCGCCAGTTCGGAGATTGCGTCCCTGCGCGAGGAACTGAATGGCAAGGCCATGGCCGGCCACGGCCTCACCATAGTGGAAAGCCGCATCGCTGCTGAAAAGCTGCGGCTCATCGGCGCCCTCGTTGGTTCAATGGAACAGGAGCTTTCCGTCTTCCGCCTGGCCGAAGCCGGCCGCGTCGGCGCGGCAGTTGTCGAGCAGCTTGCTACCGATGTTCTCGCCGACCCGCAGGGCAAGGTCCTGCGGCCGGATTTCGGGAGGAAGCCATGACGGCCAGACTTTCCGATGCCATCCGCGAGGAGCGCGACATTCTGCGGGCGACCTATGGCAACCGCATTCCAATGACGCGGCCCATGCTCGCGGCCCTGCTGAAACGGTTCAACACCTTCATCGCATGGTCGGAGGAGCTGGAAGCGGAGCTTGAGCTACAGGCCGGGCACGAACACCGGCCCAGCGCCACCGTCCTCGACTTCCGCGGCGGCTACGGCACCGACCTTTACTAGCGGCCAGCACCACGGCGGCGGGTCCTCCCCGCCGCCGCAAACGGCGCCCGAACGTGCTTCGAAGCATTGTCAAACCCATGAGGATCAGAACATGCAGGCAGTCATTCTGGAAGAACAGCCCACCATCGCCGTCACCATCGTCAACGGTCGCGAGTTCATGACCAACAGCAAGGGCGATCTGGTCGCCGCCTCCAACGTGAAGCCCGAAGACAAACTGCAGGACGAAATGGTCCGCAAGCAGATCAAGTTCGCGCTCGCGCTCAATGCGCAGATAACTCGCTTCCGCGATCACTGCATGGCCGATATCGGCGCTTTCGACGATCTACTCGCGCAGGAATACGGCGCCAGGATCGGCGGCAAGAAGGGCAACAAGACCTATCAGACATTCGACGGTTTGATGAAGGTTCAGGTTCAGGTTGCCGACCTGATCGACTTCGGCCCTCAATTGCAGATCGCCAAGTCGCTCATCGACGAATGCCTAAACGAATGGTCCACCGACAGCCGGCCGGAAATCCAGACGATCGTCACCCGCGCCTTCAACACCGACAAGGAAAGCCAAGTCAACAAGTCGGAGTTGTTCATGCTGCTGAGGCTGGAGATCGACGATCCGCGCTGGGGCCGCGCCATGGATGCAATCCGCGATTCCATCCGGGTAACCGGGTCCAAGGAGTATCTCCGGTTCTATCACCGGCTCTCGATCGAAACGCCCTGGACGGCCATCACAATAGATCTTGCAAAGGCGTGAGGGACATGCGCGATACAGCCCAGCTTTCCAACCGATCAGGGCCTTTTAAGCCTTGTGCGCTCAATTTGGTAAAGGTCCGCGAGGATTTCGAGTTCTTCGAGCACCGCTTCCAACCCGTTGCAGCAAAAGGCGACGAGTTCTTCGGAACGTTTTGTGCGCTGTTGGAGACTAAGCCAGATGTTCAGTTCTCCGTTTTTCAAATAAGTTCTCGCCATCCGCGCCGTGTGATCGCGTTCCTCGGAGAGGGTTTTTGCATCCTCAACCAACTCGGCGTGCTTTGCAGACGCAAAGCCGCCCAGGAGGTCCAGGGAAGCTCGCCAGTTTGGCTGATGGAGCGTCGCGAATATCTCAATGAGAATTCTCTCCAGTACGACTGCCTGATCCAGCCACGCCTGGACGGAATTTCTGTCAACAAGAGCCGGCAGCGGCAACTGCTTCAAGCGCTCAAGATGATCTGCCAATTCGCTCGATTGGGGATAGTACATTCGTTCAAAGCGGAGCATGTCACTCCGCAGCATTGCTCTCAGAACTTTTTCGTTCCGGATGTCATTGCTTCGGTCATCGCGACGCATTTGGCGGATGGTGACCCACGCCGCGAAGACCGCAAGGGCGCCGGCCACCAAACCGTCAAAGTCTCTCAGACGATCATAGGCGGACGGCCCAGGCGTAAACATGATCACGGCGGCGACCGTCACCCACACTATCGTCGGCACCATATTGAACAGCAGCTCTTTAGTGCGCTCCGGCGGCCGATACCCATCGTTCATCCACGAATCCCCAATCGATCATTTCAGGGCGAAACAATACCGAAAAGCGCCTCACCGGCAATTGGAGGTGCAGCGTGAGGCAGTTTCGCAATCAAGAAGCTATTGCCGAAGCCATTGCCGAGCTCTTCATTGCCCATGGCGCCTGTCTCGTTGAGCACGGCGGCGGGTTCTTCGCAGTCTTCTTCGACGATGATCTTTCCTGCCCGATGCCCGTCGGGAAAATCGACATTGGCAAATTGGCAGCACAGTTGTGGGAGCGGTTGTCATGACCTCCGCCATCGCCGCCATCCACACGGGCTGCAAGCAGCTCGGGATCGATGAAGACGGGCGCCGCACCATCTACGAGCGCATCACCGGCAAGCCCAGCCTCACGCTGATGTCCTCGGACGAAAAGGACGCGGTCGTCACCGAACTGCGCCGCCTCGGCTTTACGAGCGCCGACCGACGAACCAACGGCCAGCAGAAGCTTACGGGCAAGTTCGCAAAGAAGCTGCAGGCGCTCTGGATCGCCGCGTGGAACCTCGGCGTGGTCGAGAAGCGCGACGACAAGGCCCTGACCGCCTTCGTCAAGCGCCAGACAGGCATCGATCACACCCGTTGGCTGAACTATCCCGACGACGCCCGCGCCGTAATTGAGGCCCTGAAATCTTGGCTCCGTCGCGAAGCCGGCGTTTCCTTCGGCAACACCAACGGCCAGGAGTGGCTTGCGGCCGATGGGGCAAAGATCGCCTGGGCGCAGTGGCGAATCCTGCACCCCGGCGTGAGCCTGATCGTCCGCAAAGGCTTTGATGAAGAGGTTTCCTCCATTCTCGGCGTCCGCCACGCTTGGCTAGCCGACGTGAAGCCCAAGGAATGGCAGACCGTCATGAACGCGTTCGGCGAGCGCGTCCGCGCGGCCAGGAAGGCGGGCAAGTGATGGTTGCCTATTCCTTCAAACCGTTCTTCGCCGGGCAGATCGCCGCCGGTAGGAAACGCCAGACGATCCGCGCCAATCGCGCCCGGCACGCTCGACCGGGCGAAATGCTCCAGCTCTACCAGGGCATGCGGACCAAGTACTGCCGGAAGATCATCGACGATCAGGTGTGCACGGCTATCGTGCCCGTCGAGATCCTGTTGAGCGATCTTATCAGCGAGATCGTGGCGCGCATCGCCATCGATGGCCGGCCGCTGCTCTATCACGAGATCGAGCATTTTGCCCGCCTGGACGGCTTCGCGCCCGAGCTGCTCGGCAACAGCTTCCCGGCCCGCCTCTATGGCAGGACCGCCCGCGAAACCATGGGCCGCTTCTGGCGCGATGCCCATGGTGACGTATCCCGGTTCGACGGCGTCCTGATCACTTGGGAGCCGGCGCGATGAACGCACGCACGTCCTCGGCGGTAATGGCGCAGCGCTCGCATCCTCGCGGGTCGCTGGACTATTTCCCCACGCCGCCGTGGGCGACGCGTGCGCTCTTGCACGAGGTACTTTCCCGCTACGGCATCATCGACCTGCGCACCAAGCGCGCCCGCGACCCCTGCGGCGGCGGCGGCCATATGGTCGCCCCGCTGCGCGAGTCCTTCGGCGCCGTCGATGTGTCCGACGTCCACGATTGGGGCATCAATCCCGAGATCCGCGACTTCACATTCGAGACCCGCGAGACGCTTCTCGCAGATGGTCACCAGCTGCCAGACTGGATTTTCTGCAACCCGCCCTTTCAGATTGCATCCGTCTTCCTTGAGCGCGCCCTATCGATCGCGACGGAAGGCGTTGCATTTCTCTGCCGGCTCGGCTGGATCAGCGGCCAGGAGCGGCACGACACCATTTTCGGGCCTCGCCCGCCGCGATTCTTCTGCCCCTTTGCCGAGCGCGTGCCGATGATCGAGGGCGTTTGGGATCCGGAGGCAAGCAGCGCCACCGACTACGCCTGGTACGTCTGGCTGCTGGACGAGGAAGGCGAGTATCCCGCCCGCACCGAAGTGTGGCACCTGCCGCCGGGCATGGAAGACCGCTACACGCGCGAAGCCGATCAGGCCCTTGCCACGCCGGGTGAAGCCGCCCGCCGCGCCGCCGAACGCAAGAAGAAGAATGCATCCGAGAATGAAACGCCCACGCTATTCGAGGTGTCGATATGACCAGCCGAATGCATGCCGCCGTTTGCCTGCCTCTCTTCGATCGTTCCGAGCTGGACCGGGTCCGGGCAGAGCGTGAAGAGCTTTTGAAGCGCCTTCAAAAGGGCGGGCGTGATGCCCGCTCCCGCATTCGCATGGAGCAGAAGGTCAACCGCCTGACAGCCGCGCAGGTCCGCCTCGAGTCCCAGCTCGGTATCGGGAGGAAACATTGACCGCCAAGGTTCCGGCACACCTCCAGCCCTATATCGATACGCTCGGCGAGGAACTCGGCATCGAGTTCCTGCTGTCGTTCGGCGGCGGCTATGTGTACCTGTCGGAACGCCCCCAGGGTCGGTCGCCTGTCGTCGAACAGTTCGGCGAGGAAGCCGCGATCGCGCTCGCGGTGCGCATAGGAACGGGCAGCCTCCGCGTCCCTGTCGGCAAGCCCTTTATCGCGCGCCATTTCCGCGCTAAGAGATGGACGGTCAACGCGATCGCGCGCAAACTCCACGTCACCGATGTGACCGTGCGCGCATGGCTCAAGCAAGCCGACGACCGCCAACTCTCCCTCCTCTAGACCGACCACAAGCCCTTGCGGCTGTTTTGACCGCCGCCCAAAATCCATTGTGACCGCCAGATGCCGGTTCGTTCCGGCTTCAACTTTCAGTTCGAGGCGGGAACCATGTAGATGTCCAAACCCCTTGCATCCCTGATCGGCCCGGCCGTGCTCCGCTCGCTGGCGCCGAAACCTTCCAGCACGCAAGCCAATTCGCAGGCGGCAGTCATCGCCGGTTTCGGCGCAATGTTGCCGGAACTGCTGCCGCAGAGCGAAGTCACGACACCGTTGCGGATCTCGCACTTCCTGTCGCAGACAGCGCACGAAAGCGACGGCTTCTGCACCACGGTCGAATATGCATCCGGCGCGGCCTACGAGGGCCGCAAGGATCTCGGCAACACCCAGCCCGGCGACGGCCAGCGGTATCGCGGCCGCGGCCCGATCCAGCTGACCGGCCGCGACAATTATCGCCGCTTCACGGCATGGCTGAGCAGGCGCATGCCCGGTTCCCCGAACTTCGAAAACAACCCGTACATCGTTGCCGAATGGCCGTGGGCCGGTTGGGCCGCCGCCTACTTCTGGTCGGAAAATGGCCTGAACGCGCTTGCCGACCGCGACGACCTGGTCGCGGTGACGAAGCGCATCAACGGCGGCAAGAACGGGCTGGAAGATCGCGGCAGGTACCTGACGAAGGCCAAGGCCCTCATTCAGCCGATAGCCGCCACCCTCGTCGAGCGATCGCCCGGCTACCCCGTCTTGTCGCGCGGTTCAAAGGGCGGCGAAGTCGTCGACCTTCAGCGCGGCCTCTCCACCTATGGCTTGCCGATCGGCATCGATGGCGATTTCGGGCCGGCCACCGAACTGGCCGTGAAGTCCTTCCAGCGAGCGTCCGGCCTTGTCGTCGACGGCATCGCCGGCGCCAGAACGTTCGCAGCGCTTGCCCCGCATCTTCCCTTTGAACGCGACCTTTAAGAGGCCCTCATGCTCCAGACGATCCTGCAACAGCTGGTGCCGCCGCTCATTGACGCGGTGGTCCCGCTCCTTCTCGCCTTCCTCTCGGCGGTGATCCTGCGCCTCACCGGATTCGAGATCGAGGCGAAGCACCGCGCGGCGCTCCAGTCGGCGCTTGCCAATGCAGCGAAGCTGCTGCTCATGCCCGGTACGTCGGTCGATGATGCCATCGACTACGTCGAGCGATCCGTTCCCGATGCCCTGACACGCTTCAAGGCTCGCGACCGCCCGCGCATCGCCGAGCTGCTCGCCCCGCACATTGCCGCGCTGTCGCTGTCAGGGCCGGCGGCGTCCAAGGAGCCGGCGGGCGCATGAACATCGGAAACTTTGCCAGAGAACTTGGCGAGGAGCGGTTAGAGCGCGAACGCGACGTGGCAATCGCGCGAGCCCGCTCCGCGCTCAAGCAACCCGGCGCGGACGATTGCGAAGACTGCGAGCGTCCGATCCGCGAAGCACGGCGGCGGGCGATGCCTTCCGCCACGCGCTGCATCAGCTGTCAGGAAGCGGCCGAGAGCCGAGGTCGGAGAGTAGCATGAGTGACGTTACCCTCCTGCGCGACTGGCTCGGGCTCATCGCTCTCGCGATATCGGTCGGCACGAGCGTGACGGTGTTTTTCACGTCCGGAGCCAAGAAGAACACCGCAACGCTCATCGACCATGACCGCCGTATTCAGCGGATGGAAGACGAGCTCCGCCACATGCCGTCGAAAGACCAGGTCACCGAAATCAAACTTGCAATGGCAGACCTCAAGGGAACGGTCGCCGTCCTGGGGGAGAGCATGGCGAGTGTCTCCCGCACGGTTCACCGCCTTGAGGACTTTCTGAAGGAAAGGAACTAGCATGAGCCTCTCTTTTGAAGAGCACGCGGCTCGGGACGCTCGCCTCGTCATTCTTCGGGGGCTGAAAGACCAGACCGACGGCCGTCTGAACGAAACCCTGCTGACGATGCTGCTCGAGTCTTTCGGCCACAACCGGTCGCGCGAATGGGTCCGCACGCAATTGCAGAAGCTGTGGGAGCTAGGCGCGGTCTCGATCGTCGAGGCCGGCACGGTCCAGATTGCCGCCATCACCCGCGCCGGTATCGACCATGTCGAGCGCCGTTCCGTCATCGACGGCGTTGCCCGCCCGTCTCCGGAGTTTTGACGTGGGACGCGGTAGACCCTCCAACATCGAGCTACTGCCGGAGCCTTGCGCTCCGGTTGTCGCGTGGGCTGCGGCCGAGCTCCAGAAGCGCGACCGCACGCAGACGGACATCTATGGCGACTTTGTCGAGCAGCTGGAGGCGATCCAGCGCGAGCACCGCGGCGAGCTCGATTTCGCGATCCCGTCGTTCACCGCCTTCAACCGCTATTCGCTCAAGCTGGCAATGATGACGCAGCGGATCAACCAGACGCGGGAAATCGCCGGCACCCTCGCCCAGGCATTCGACGGAAGTGCTTCCGACGATCTGACGCTGATCGCCGCCGAGGCCATCAAGACGCTTGTCTTCGAACTGCTGACCAATGCCGGGGAAGCCGGAATCGACACGAAGGGTGCAATGCAGCTGGCGGCCGCGCTCCGATCGGCGGCGCAGGCGCAAGGCGTCTCGACCGTGCGTCGGCAGAAGCTCGACAAGGAATTCGCCGAGAAGGTTGGCGAGGCTGTCGACACTGTCGCCCAGGCGAAGGGCCTCACGCGCGACACCGTCGCCGACATCAAGGCCAAGGTGCTCGGAGTTAGCCGGACATGAGCGTTCACGCCGATCCGAACGAACTGGTCACAGAAGAGGATTGGGCGCGCCACCGGCGCGAAATGTTCATTGGCCTCCCGCCCGGCCTGGAAGGCAAGGACCTGCCCGACGTCCTGCTTGAACATCAGAAGGAGCTCCTGCAGGCGACCGCGCTTTACAACCTGGTCGTCACCGATAAGAGCCGGCGCGTCGGCGCCACCTGGGGCGTCGGCGCGGATGCCGTCTTGACGGCAGGCTCGGCCCGCACCGAAGGCGGCATGGACGTCCTCTATCTCGGCTACAATCTCGACATGGCCCGCGAGTTCATCGACTGCTGCGGCATGTGGGCTCGCGCGTTCGCCCCGGCGTGCTCCGAGGTGCAGGAGTTTCTGTTTGTCGAGCAGGGCGAGAAGGGCGAAGAGAAGGCGATCAAGGCCTTTCGGATCACGTTCGCAAGTGGCTTCGAGATTACGGCGCTGTCGTCGAAACCTCGATCGCTGCGCGGACGGCAGGGCTACGTCATCCTCGACGAGTTCGCCTTTCATGACGATGCCGAGGAACTGCTGAAGGCAGCCATGGCGCTCCTGATCTGGGGCGGCAAGGTGCTCGTCATCTCCACCCACAACGGCGTGGACAACCCCTTCAATCAGCTGATCGAGGATATCCGTGCCGGCAAGCGGCCGGGCAAGGTCGTGCGCGTGACCTTCGACGATGCCTTGCACAATGGCCTCTACCAGCGGGTTTGCCTCAAGACAGGCAAGGAATGGTCGCCCGAATCGGAAGCCACATGGCGGGCCGGCATATACAAGACCTATGGCGCCGGCGCTGACGAAGAGCTGCGATGCATTCCATCACAGTCGGCCGGTTCCTATCTCCCGCGCACGCTCATCCAGGCGCGCATGCACGAACATATTCCGGTCATCCGCTGGAAGTCACCGGCCGGCTTTGTCGACTGGCCCGAAGGGCTTCGCATCGAAGAGGTTCGCGACTTCTGTGACGAACAATTGAAACCATTGCTCGCTCGCCTCGACCCTCGGCTGCGCAGTTGCCTTGGGCAGGATTTTGGCCGCACCGGTGACTTGTCCGTCATCCACCCGATGCAGATCCGCGCCGACCTGTCGCGCATCACGCCTTTCCTGCTTGAGCTTCGTGACGTTCCGTTTGAGAGCCAAAAGCAGATCCTCTTTTACATCATTGATGAGCTTCCACGATTTTCGCACGCAGCGCTAGATGCAACCGGCAATGGTGCGTTTCTCGCCGAGGTCTGCCGGCAGAAATGCGGCCCGGCCAAGGTCACCGAAGTGAAACTCTCCACGACCTGGTACCTGCTGAACATGCCGAAACTGAAAGCGGCCTTCGAAGACGGCACGATTGAACTCCCGCTCGATGACGACGTCATGACAGATTACCGCGCCGTCCAGATGACGAAGGGCATCGCCAAGGTTCCGGACAATGCCCGCTCTGTCGGCGTCGACGGTTTCGAGCGGCACGGTGACGCCGCGCCGGCGGGCGCTCTTGCCATCTTCGCCAGCGAGCAAGACAGCGGCGAAGTCGGCGCCGGCACGACAGGCGCGCAACGGCCGAGCTCGGGCGTGATGGATGACTACGCCGGCGGCTTCGGCACGATCGACAGCCGCGCCGACCTTTCCGACTTTACGAGGATGTGAGATGGCCGCCCCGACCCTTCCCGAAATCGCGACCACCGTCAGCGATCCCTTCATACCGAGCTTTCAGGGCATCCTCTCGCCGACCGACGAAGTGCTGGCATCGCGCGGCGGCGCGTCCGCCCTCAAGGTCTATGACGAAATCCGCCGCGACCCGCATGCCTTCGCCATCCTGCAAAAGCGCAGGCTGGAAGTGTGCTCCCGCGAATGGGCGGTCCATGAGGCGTCGCCCAGGCGCATCGACAAGCGTGCGGCCGAGGAAGTCGAGCGCCAGCTGAAGGCGATCAATTTTGACCGCCTGACCAAAGGACTGCTCGGCGCGGTCCTGAAAGGTTTCGCCGTTGCCGAGATCATCTGGCGCAATGTCGACGGCGTCTGGACCGCCACCGCCGTCAAAGTGAAAAAGCAGCGGCGCTTTCGTTTCGCCGTTGACGGCTCGCTGCGCATGCTCACGCGCTCCAACATGATGGACGGCGTTGCCGTGCCCGATCGCAAGTTCATCGTGCATCGCCATTCGATCGATGACGACGACGACGATCCCTATGGCGTCGGGCTTGGCTCGGTCCTGTTCTGGCCGGCGTGGTTCAAGCGCCAGGCGCTGGCCCACTGGCTGCGGGCGACGGAAAAGCACGCCACCCCGACCACGGTCCTGAAGTACTCCGGCGAGTATGACGAGAAGAAGCAAAAGGAACTCGTCGTCGTCCTGCGCCAGATGGCCAGCGACACCGGCCTTGTCATTCCGGACACCGTCACCGCGGAACTGCTGGAAGCGAAAGCCGGCGGCGGCGGCGACGTGCACGAAAAGCTGAACCGCTACCTGGACGAACTCATGAGCGAGGCCGTCCTGGGCGAGACGCTGTCGACGAACAGCGGCGAGCGCGGCGCTAGATCGCTTGGCGAGATCCACAACGAGGTACGCATTGCCATCGCCAAGGCCGATTCCGATCTGATCAGCGCCACGATCAAGGACACCCTTGTTCGCTGGGTCGTCGAATTGAACTTCCCCGGCGCCGGCATTCCCGATGTCTGGCGTGACTTCTCCGAGGCCGAGGACCTGGACGACAAGGTCAAGCGGGACGAGACCATTACACGCATGGGCTACAAGCCCGCCAGCGTCGACTATATCAACGAGACCTATGGCGGCGAGTGGGTCGAGAAGGCCGAACGCGATCCGGCCGTGGACGATCCCGCAAACGGGCAGGAGCCGCCGGCAACGGCCGGTCTTGAATTCGCCGACAACCCGGCGGCGGTTTCGTCAGCCGGCCAGCGTGTCGTCGATAGCCTCACCGATCAGCTGGACACGCTCGCCGCGCCGCCGATCGCCGCCATGATCGAAGCCATCCGGGCAGAGTTCGCCGAGGCGCGCGACTATGACGATCTTTCCCTTCGGCTCGCGCGCCTCGCCTCGGAGCTCGGCGTCGATGACCTCGCCGGCCTGATGGAACAGGCCATCACCGTCGCCCGCCTGGAAGGCCATGACAGCGTGGGCGGCAATGGCTGATATCCCGTTTCAGGAGGCCGTCGACTATCTGAAAGGCAAGGTCAACCTGCCGACCAGGCGCTGGGACGATCTTCGCCACGGCGCCCACGTCCGCGCGTTCTCGGTGGCCGGCGTCACGCGCGATGACATGCTGGCGGACTTCCGTGCCGCGATCGAGAAGGCGCGGGAAAAGGGCACCGGCTTTGACGAGTTCCGAAAGGACTTTGACGCGATCGTTGAACGCACCGGCTGGCAATTCTTCTCCCACGGCCAGACGGAAGAAGAGCGACGCGCGTGGCGCGCCCGGATCATCTACACAACCAACATGCGCACGAGCTACATGGCCGGGCGCTATTCGCAGCTGACTGACCCGGACGTGCTGAAGTATCGGCCGTACTGGCAATACATCCACTCCGGCGCGCTCCATCCCCGCAAACTTCACCTGTCATGGAACGGGCTCGTCCTTCGCGCCACCGATCCCGCCTGGGCAATCATGTACCCGCCCAACGGTTGGGGCTGCGGCTGCGACGTTGAAGCACTCTCTGAACGGGAATTGAAGGCGCTTGGAAAGAGCGGTCCGGACGAAGCACCCGACCTAGGCGCGTACCAGGACAAGGATCCTCGCACCGGCCAGCCTGAAACCCGCTATCCCGGCATCGACCGCGGCTGGGAATACAATGTCGGGCAGGAAACCTTGTCGGGCCTCGTGCCGCGCGAGCTGCGCACGCCGCTGGAGCCGTTCGCGCCAGATCGCAAGCCGGCCGCCGATCTCCCCGACCTGCCGCCGGCCACTGCAGTCAGTTCCAACCGCCTGTTGCCGGACGGGCTTTCCGATGATGCCTATGTCGGGCGCTTCATGGAGGAGTTCGGCTTTGGCGAAAGAGGTTTCGGCTACTTCCGCGATGCCTCCGGTGGGATCGTCACGCTGTCAAAGAGCATGTTCGAAACCCGCGACGCGTCCGGCGCCGTCACCGGGACCAAGAGCAACAAGTACGACCGTGGCCCTTACATGGCCCTGCTTGCGGACACGATCAGGGAGCCCGACGAGATCTGGGCCGATTGGGCCGCCGTTGCTTCCGGCGTCGCGCTGAAGCGGTCCTACATTCGCCGTTTCATCCTCCCGGATAGAAAGGCTCTCTTCGCCCGCTTCGAATGGACGCCGAAAGGCTGGATCGCCGTAACGGGTTTCCAGTCGGCCGACCGTTATGTGAGGAAGTTCAGAACCGGGGCGCTACTCTATCGCCGTCCAGAAACATAAAAAGCGGCCCGTCCGGTCTGGGCCGCTTTGCCGCGAGACTTAAGGATCAGGACCGGCCCGCACATCTCGCTTAGCGGTTGGATATTACACCGGCCGAACACAGGAAACAAGAATGAGCAGCGCCAGCATCACAATCGACCTGGACGAGGTGAACGACGCCCTGGCGCGCTTGCTGGCGGCCGCCGGCGACATCACGCCGGCGCTGAAGAACATCGGCGAGTATGAGGCCAAGGCGACCCGCCGGCGCTTCATCGACGAACGCGATCCGGACGGCAAGACATGGGCGGCCCTCAATCCGCTCTATGCGAAGACGAAGAAAGGTCCAGGCATCTTGCGCGGCCAGACGCGCAGCCTCAGCCAGATCGTCTGGCAGCTCGCCGGTGACGGCGTCGAGATCGGCTCGAACGAAGTTTACGCGCGGATCCACAACGAGGGCGGCACGATCGTGCCAAAGAACGCGGCCGCTCTTGTCTTCTCGATGGGCGGGCAGACGTTCAAGGTCAAATCGGTGACCATGCCGCGCCGGCAGTTCCTCGGCTTCAGCGACGAGGACGTGACAGAGATCCTCGCCATCGTTCAGGACCATTTCCTGGCGGCGATTTCGCCTGCGGGTGCACCTTGAAAAATCCGGCCCCAGAAGCGCTCTGGCGGTTTGAGACCGCCGATGATAGCCTAGGAGGCATCAAACCGCCTCCAAGGCCTTCAAATCGGCTTCAAATTTGAAGTCAGGGTTTGATCCTCCACCCGCTTCCGCGTTTCATGCAGGGCAATTGACCCACAAGCCGTAGCGGCTGTTTCGGCGTGTGCCCCTCCGGCATGGTCCGGAGCATGAAACCGTTCGAAATTTTCCGCACCGGCAAGCACACTTCGTCGACGGGCGTCACGCTCAGTTTCGGCGAGGCCGATCTTGCAGCCATCGTCGCCGGTTATGATCCGGCCGTCCACGAGGCGCCGATCGTCGTCGGCCATCCGAAGCAGGATGGCCCGGCCTATGGCTGGATCAAAGGCCTCGCTGTAAAGGGCGATCGCCTCGTCGCATTCGCCGACCAGGTCAACGCCGAATTCTCCGAGCTCGTCAAAGGCGGCTCCTTCAAGAAGGTCTCGGCCGCGTTCTATGCGCCCGACAGCGCCAGCAATCCCACGCCCGGCAAGTATCACCTGCGCCACGTCGGTTTCCTCGGCGCCGAGCCGCCGGCCGTGAAAGGCCTGAAGTCGATCGACTTCTCGGATGACGGCAGCGTCATCGTCGAGTGCGAGGCGATCGAGTTTTCCGAATGGCGCAATGCCTGGGCGTTCGAAAACATTGCCCGCCTCTTCCGCGGCCTTCGCGATCACTTCATCGAGACGAGCGACATCGAGACCGCCGACCGGCTCGTGCCGCAATGGGATCTCGAACAGCTGGCGCAGGCCGCAGCCGACAGCCGCGCTGATGCGCGTGTCGAAGAGAGCCGCCCCGCCTTTTCCGAACCTCAACCGAAGGAAGACGTCATGACCAACACTGCTGAACAGCAGCAGGCCGCGCTGGATGCCCGCGAGGCCGATCTGAAGGCCCGCGAGCTGACTTTTGCCGAGAACGCCCGCAAGGCCCGCGCCGCCGAAGATGCCGGCTTCGTGGCAGATATCGTCAAGGACGGCCGTCTGCCGATCGGCCTTCAGGCCACCGCCACCGCCCTGTTCTCCGAAATGGGCGACGATGAGCTGACCTTCTCCGAAGGCGACACCGAAGTGAAGACGTCGTCGCGCGCCGCCTTCCGCGACCTGCTCGGCAAGCTGCCGAAGCCCGTTGCAACGGGCGAACTTGCCACCGGTGACGGTCCCGACTTCTCCGACCCGGCCCACGTCCAGGTCGCCATCGAAACCGAGATCAGCAAGGCCAAGGAGAAGGGTGAGTTTCTTTCGCCGGCCGCCGCGCTGATGCGCATCAAGGCCAACGGCTAAAGGAACGCCCATGTCCCGCATCGTCAAGAATTTCGTCGCCGCTGCCGCCATCGGGCACCGGCGCCTGGTCAAGTTCACCGCCAACGATGGCGAGGTCGCGCTGGCGACTGCGGCCACCGACCTGATCGCAGGCGTCACCGACTTTCCGGGCGGCGCCGAGGCCGGCGACCGCATCGACGTCGTGCTCTTCGGTCAGGCCGAGGTGGTCGCTGGCGGCACGATCGCGGCCGGCGCGCTGTTCACCGCAGGTGCGGCCGGTGCTGCCGTTGCGGCGGCCCCTGCGGCCGGCGCGAACGGCTCGACCGCCGGCATGGTCCTTACCGGCGCCGTGTCGGGCGACATCGTCCGCGCTCTCATCAATCGCGGCAGCATTCAGGGCGCGTAACCGCCTCAACCCCTCTTTCAGGAGCTTTCAATGTCTGGTGGAACACCATTCCCCGTTGATCCGGTGCTTGTCGGCATCATTCAGGCCTACAAGAACGACAAGCTGATCGCCGACGACGTGCTGCCGCGCCTCAACCCCCTTCTGCCGAAGGAAGAGTTCAAGTGGTGGTTCTTCGACTTCGCCCAGTTCATCACGCTGCACGACACCAAGGTCGGCCGAAAGTCCGAGCCCAACCAGGTCGAGTTCGAAGCCCAGGAGCGGACCAGCCGCACCGATGACTACGGCCTGGACGATCTGATCCCCAACGTCGATCAGGCGAACGCACCGGCCGGCTATGATCCGCGCGCATTCGCGGCACAGAAGCTGATCGACCTCGTCCTGCTCGATCGCGAAGTGCGCGTGGCCAACAAGACCATGTCGGCCGCGACCTACGGCGTAAACAACAAGGAGACGCTGACCGGCACCTCCAAGTGGACGGACGCCGCCAGCACACCCATCAAGCATGTCGCCGCTGCGGCCGACACCATGATCATCCGACCGAACAACGCGGTTTGCTCCCGTTCAGTCTGGACGGCGCTGCGCACCAATCCGAGTGTCCTGCGCGCCCTGACGCCATCCGGTTCCCAGGACGGCTATGCCAACAAGCGTGCCGTCGCCGACCTCCTGGAGCTCGACGACATCCTCGTCGGGGAAGGCTGGCTCAACATCGCAAAGCCCGGTCAGTCTCCCGTCCGCGCCCGCGTATGGCCGAACAAGTTCCTGCTGTTCCACAAGGCCGCCCTCGCGGACAGCGTCTCCGCCCAGCCGACGTTCGGTTGGACCGCGCAGTTCGGCACCCGCGTTTCCGGCTCCCTCCCGCAGCCGAAGGCCGGCCTGCGCGGCTCCGAGCTCGTCCGTTCGGGCGAGAGCGTCAAGGAAGTCATCTCGGCTCCGGAGCTCGGCTACCTCTTCGAAGGCGTCATCTAAGGCGCTGGCAAGCCTCGACCAACGATCGCTGTTCGCCTAGCCGCGACCGCGGCCGCCTGTTCCTCCCGGCCTCGGCCGGGCGGATTTTCCGCAGGGGATCGACGGCGATCCTCTTCGCAAACTCCGAAGGGAAAAGAACATGACCAAGAAGCCCAAGACGATTTCTCCGGCCGCCGACGACACCGTCACCGATGGTGCCGCCGCCGGCAACCAGCCTTCCGTTGTTTTGGTCATCGCGACGGAAGGCGACCCGTCCGGCGAGAACGGGCCGGACGGGACCAATACCCCAGCGAGCGAAAGCGGCGATGCTGCCGACAAGGCCTCGGCCGAGCCGGTGAAACCGCAGGACGCCACCACGTTGACACCTGCCGACCCGGCAGAAGCGACGAAGGTTGCGACCGACCCGGAGGTGGAAGCAGCGGCTTCCGGGACTAATTCCACTGATACTCCCGAGAGCGACCGCATGGGCGAGGCCGGCAATTTGGCCGGCCTCGCCACCGAGGTCCGGGAATTTGAACTCGCCAGCGCCGTCCGCCATGACAACCGGTATTTCGCTGAAGGTCAGACGATCGCGCTGACGGAAGACGAACACGGCTCTCTCTGGGACGCTGGCATCGTCGATGCCTGGGAAACGGGCACACCGGTCTGACCATGCCCTACGCGACCCTTGACGATCTAATCGAGCGCGCCGGCCAGGACGAAATTCTTCAGGTCGCCGATCGCGATCAGGACGATTTAGCAGACCCGGCCGTGATCGAGGCAGCACTTGCGCATGCGGACAACACGGTGAACGGCTATCTCGCCGTCCGCTACGCCATGCCGCTGTCGGCCGTGCCGCCGATCGTCGTCACCTGGGCCGTGTCGATCGCCCGCTACCACCTCCATCGCGAGGGCGCTCCGGACTATGTCGTGCGCGACTACAAGGATGCGCTAGCCGCCCTGAAGGATGCTGCGCGCGGCCTCGTCGCCATTCCCGGCGCTGACGGCGTCGCGCCGCAGCAGTCCGCCGCCGGCGCTGTTTCGGTCACCGGTCCCGAGCCGGTGTTCAGCAAGGACAAGCTGGGGGGCTGGCTATGATCGACGCCGTCATTGGTCGAATAGAAAGTCAGGTGTCGCACGCCGCGGCCGTTCTGGCAGCCGAAGATCTCGACGCGCTCGCTAAAGGCACCGCGCCCCGCGCCGGCACTGTCTATGTCATCCCCTACCGCGAGCGGGCGGAACCCAACGAACTGGCGACCGGTGCCTTCCGGCAATTCGTCCTGGTGCAGATCCTCGTCGCCTTCGTCGTTCGTCGCCACGATGACACCAAGGGCGGCAAGCGGATCGCCGGCTTCGACGCCTTCAAGAACGCGATCGAACGCGCCCTTTGCGGCTGGGCCATCGAGCCGAGCAGCGAACCTTTTGAACTCGTGGCCGGGCAGGCCGCACCATTCGGCAACGGTGTCACCGTCTACGTCCAGACGTGGCAGACGAGCCGCTACCTGGAGGCATGACATGCAGGGCGGATCGTACATCAAGACGGAGAAGGGACTGGAGCGCGTCCAGTTCACAGCGGAACCGAAGGCGGCTGAGGCCGTCGCGGAAGGGGTCTCCTCGTCCCCGACGGTGGAGGCGGACGAACGCCCCGCCTCCACCAACCCGGCCGGCGCTACCGGCAAGAAGTCCACAAAGGGAGCCTGAGCAATGCCGCGTCTTTTTCGCAATCGCGCGATTCTCGCCAAGACTGAAGTGACCTACGGCACGGACGCCGCGCCGACCGGCGCCGCCAACGCCATGCAGATGACCAACGTGGTCTTCAACCCGTCCGTCGGCGAAGAAGTAAGCCGCGACCTGGTTGTGCCCTACATGGGGCATCAGGGGGTTATCCTCGTTGGCACCTATGCGACCCTGGCAGGCGAGGTGGAAATTGCCGGCTCCGGAACGCCGGGAACCCCTCCCGCTTATGGCCCGCTGCTGCGCGCCTGCGGGCTCGCCGAAGTCGTCGCGGCGGGCGCTGACGTCACTTATACTCCGGTGTCTGGTGGACAAGAGGCTGTTTCGATCCGCTTCAATGCCGATGGCGTGCAGCATGTGCTGCTTGGATCGCGGGGAACCTTCACGCTGAACCTGACGCCGAAGCAGATCCCGCGCTTCGCCTTCACGTTCACCGGCCTGCTGGGGACGATCTCCGACGCCGCGCTTCCGACTATCGACCTGGCCAAGTTCATCACGCCGGTCGTCGTCAACAAAGCCAACACGACGTTCTCCCTGCACGGTCTCGCCGGCGCTTGCGAGGGCGTAACGATGGACATCGCAAACCAGATTGAGCCGCGCTTCCTGATCGGCCACGAAAGCATCCAGCAGGTCGACCGTCAGATGACCGGCAGCGCGATCATGGAAGCGGTGTCGCTTGCCACCAAGAACTGGTTCGAGATTGCCCATACCCACGCCCTGGGCGCGCTCGCTGCGACCCACGGCGTCACTGCGGGCAACATTGTCGAGTTCGCCGCGCCTTCTGTCCAGATCGGCCGACCGACGATGGGTGAGACCCAGCGCATCCTGAACAACACCCTGCCGCTGATGTTCAAGACCATCGCGGGCAACGACGAGTTCACCATCACCGTGAAGTGACGACGGCCGGCTTTGGCCGATCTTCGAAGACGTTTCAAAACGAGGAAAAACCATGTTCAAAATCGTCAAGACGCTGACCACCTGGTGGCCGGTGAAGGTGTTCGAGCCCGACCCCGACCCGGAGAACGTCGGAAAGTTCGCGGAATATTCCTTTGATATCCAGTTCGAGATTCTGGACCGCGACCAGTCGGATGAGCTGACCCGCGAACGCAACGCCATCCTCGACATCGTGAAGGATAGCACCGCGGAAGACAAACTCCGCGAGCTCGAGCGTCGGCTCGAGGAACACAACATCAAGAGCTTCCAGCGCACCATCCGCAATTGGCGCGGCGTCCTCGACGATGACGGTAAGGCGTTTCCGTTCACCAACGAGAACCTGCTGATCGCGCTTAAGCGAAACTCGTTCCGCGAAGCGGTGAACGCCGCCTACGCCGAGGCCATCGACAGCGGAAAGGCGCGGCTGGGAAACTGACAGAGGCGGCGGCGATTTGGGCGCGCCGCCGCACCGACCGGCCCGACCGCACCAAGCCGGCTGCGGTAGACGCCGATCTCCAACAGCAGTTCCGTGAACTTGGCGTCAGGCTGGCCGTAGACCAGACGCAAACCGAGGAAGCCTTCGAAATCATGGCATGCAACTGGCCCTCCCTGACCGCCTTTATGGCCTGCTCTACGCAGTGGCGCGTCGTGCCCGAGATCACCGGCGGCATGGCGGCGGTCGCGACTACTCTGGTCTTCATCGGCATGGATTACACCGCCGTGGATGCGACCCTGCGCCGCCTCAATTCACCGGCGCACGTCTTCGAAGATATCCTCGCGATGGAAGAGGCCGCGCTCCCTATCCTCAATGAGGTGGAATGATGGCCGCTCCCTATCGCATATCCATCGGCGTCAATCTCGATCCCGCGGGGGCCAAGGCGGGTGCGGCCGCCACGAAGAACGAACTCGACAAGATTGGCGCCGCTGCAGAGGCGACAGAATCGAAACTCCAGCGCCTGATCAACGCATCGGTCGGCCTTCACACCGGCCCGGCGAACAACAACGCCCGCGCCTGGACCGGCATTCTCGCATCGGAGGGCATGGCGCTCGACAACCTGCGGGCCAAATACAATCCGACTTACGCGGCGATCCGGAACTACAAGCAGGCCATCACCGAGATCCGGACAGCCTACGCCCAGGCGGCGATCTCGGCCGACGAAATGACCGCGGCGATGAGCCGTCAGCGTCAGATGGCGCTCAGCACCATCGCCGCCGTGAAAGGCCGCGACGGTCTGCCCGGCATGTTTGTCGGCTCGTCTCGCAATGATCAGTTCCGCCGGCAGAACCTGTCCTATCAGCTGTTCGATATCGGCCAGACCGCTGCCATGGGCATGAACCCGGCGATGATCTTCGCCCAGCAGGGTCCGCAGATCCTTCAGCTGTATGCCGGCCAGGGCGGCGTGAACGCGGCCCTGAAGGATCTCGGCACGATTGCCGGCGGCGCGGCCCGCCTGATCACGCCCTTGACC